GATCGCAGAACTTCTTAAAGCTCGCGATTATCTTGGTTTGTGCAGGTACGACTTGCCTTACGGAGGAGATGAAGATGTTGTTAGTCTCATCCACCTTCGGCAAGCCCTAGCTCTCTATAAAAAGAGCACGCTGGAGTTTCCCGGTGTCGCTGTCGACCGCAAGGCCGCAGCGTTTGGGAAGTTCGTACAGTCCGAGCTTGACTGCCGTCGCACTAATGAGTGTTTCCGAGCGCGCGCTAGGGGGGATTTTCAATTCCGCCCCTACGTCGAACGTGTACTTCACACGTCCGCACGAAAAATCGCACGAGTACTCGGGGACGCTCCAGACGTGTCTGACCTAAGTTACTGCTTTGGACCTGGCGCCACGACGGACGTCGTGAAAAGAAAAGCCAGTCCGCGCACAAAGTTGTCCGCTGGCTTCCAGTGTAGCCCGAGCCTCCTGCCACTGCTTCCGCGTCTCCTTAATGAGTTCCCTGGATGGTCAGATTTTGTGACCAATGGGGCTCACGCCGGATCGGAGCAGTGTCCCACTGAACGTGGTGAGCAGGTCAAAGGGGTTCCTGTCGATGTTGTTGACGGATCCCTAGGCTTCGTGCCCAAAAGTAGCCTCGTCGACCGCGGAATCGTGGTCGAGCCCGTGTTAAATACCCTCCTCCAAGGGGGTATCGGGCGGTTGATGGCTGAAAAGCTATTGACAGAGTGTGGTCTAGACCTTCGACGCCAGGAACCTAACCAGGTTCTGGCGCGTCAGGGGTCCATAGATGGTAGCTTAGCTACTATAGACCTGAGTTCTGCGTCGGATACCGTAGCCACCAATTTGGTGCTCGATCTGCTCCCAGATGACTGGTTCGATCTCCTGGCTGCTGCCAGGAGCGGGTCTGTCACCTATAAAGGGCGGCGAATCGTGCTCGAGAAATTTTCGAGCATGGGCAACGGGACGACGTTTCCTCTTGAGACGCTCCTCTTTTGGTCCTTTGCCGTTTCAGTGGCAGAGGCTGAGGGTTGTGAGGGGGCAGTGCGGGTGTACGGTGACGACATAATCGTCCCGGCCGCTTGCGCGCCTCAGTTGATAGGGGTCCTACGCGATCTAGGCTTTACGCCTAACCCTTCCAAGTCATTCTGGGAGGGTCCGTTCAGGGAGTCGTGTGGGAAGGACTACTACAAGGGAATAGATATAAGGCCAGCTTACCTAGACGAGGTAGGCTATCCTCAGCTGTTTTCCCTCTACAATTTTTATAAGGGAAAGCTCCTCGATGAGTTCGCCGATCGGGTCCTTAGTTGGATCCCGGAAGCGATACGGATTTGGGGGCCCGCGGGCTACGGTGACGGGCACCTCCACACGCAAGTGTGGGGGCGCGCGGCGCACCGGGACTGCGGGTATGCTGGTTTCCTG